TTTTCGTAGGGGTCTTCATTGAAGGCCTTTCTTTCTTCTCGATTTGCTAAATACATAGACCATAAAAAGCCTTCTTTAAATGTTTCTGATTCGTAACACTCGGTTAAAAGTCTTTTAAAAAATGCCATTTTTAAACCTCCTTTAATAGTTAATGACTAGCTCAAATTACACGATAACCGGGACAAGTCAAGCCTTCATTTGTGTCAATTGTGTGAATTGTTTTTATAGTGTTTTATAACACCCATACACTATAACACCACCCCACTAGAACACTAGAAAACCATAAACCCAACACACTAGTAAGGATTGCAACGACTTATAAAACTCTATTATAAAATAACTTGACAAGTTTTAAAAGGGTAATTATATTGGTCTTTTATTATTATTTATAGGAGAAGAGATAATGGATAAACAAAAAGAAATTTCTTTTATAGAAAAACAAATTAAGTCTTTAGAAGATAGTATAGAGTTTAAAGAAATTATTTTAAACGAGGATAAATATAAATTACACCTATTAAAAAAAGATTTAGAGGAGAAAAGATAATGGCCTTAAAACAAATATTATTTAATCATGATGTTTTAGTAGAAGTGTTTCATGTTAATTTAGATTTATACGACTTTAAAATCTATACAGATATTAATAGACCTGATGCATCAAGTGACTTTGATTCTTATAGGGAAGTATTGAGTCAATTAGACATAAGGCCCATAGGGTTATATACTAGAGAAGAAATTGATAATGTTTTAAAAAAAGTGGAGGAGATAACAAGTGAAACAGATTGAAGATTTATTAGAAACTATTACCCCGGAGAGACAAGAAAGATTATTAAACCCTCAAATGTCTGATTGGTTTAGGACTTTGTTTTTAGGGAAGTATGGCTTCAGAGTCTATGATATTAAAGTTGGGCGTAAGTGGGTTATGATGAGGTCCAACAACCACAGAGCTAGAATCCCGGTTGAGAAATTTAAGACGTTGGCCTTTGTTACATGGCGAAGAGACTGTGAATCAGCTACGTACAATCCAAAAGAAACTAGGAAAAGAGAATGGTACAAAGACTATGGTTTTGATAAACCACCTAGAGATTATTTCTTGGACCCTAAACACCTTATTTGGAAATAACTATGGTTGAGTGCGATACCAGAGGTTGCGTAACTCATGCGTCAATTGTAGAGAATGAAAGGTATTATTGTTCTAGTTGTTACAAGCAGAAAATAATTCACCGGGAGAAATATAAGTTGACAAGAACCCAACAAATTTTATAGAATGAAAAAACTTAAAAGGGAAAAGTATGTTTGAGCGAGATTATTTAATAATTAAAACTGACCAAATGTTTAATATTTGGATTCAATATGTTTCAGCAGTAAATGTTAGGTACGCTTTAATCAGAGCAGAAAAAATATCTGATTGGCAAGACACTCTTTATGATGACAGTATTTTAGAAGGTTTAGATATTTACCCCAATGATATTCAAGCGGTGAGAATATGAGCAACGAAGCAAAAGAACAACTACAAGAATTTATAAGCGAAGCAGTCTCTGAGCGTTGGCAGTTATCAACAAGGCCTGACTTAGAAAAAGATTGCATAGACTATGTTTGGGAGCGTTGGGATAAGGAGGTCCCGTATCATGATGAAACCTACGTAACCTTCTTGGTTATACAGTTTTTATCCTATCATTGCCGGGAAGCAGTTTCATCACAGGACTTGGAATATATGGCGATAGCTGAAAAAGAAAGATTACTAACATTATGAGAATAGGAAAACAAACAATAGAACATTCCTCAAAGACCGGGAAGAGAGGTAAAAAGACTTCGATAGGTAGAAGAAACGTGGGTACTGCTACTATGTCGAAACGTAAGAAAGAAACCCACAAGCCTTATAGGGGGCAAGGAAAATGAAAAACTATAAAGTAACTTATTATGATGAAATAGAAGCTGACACAGTAGAGGAAGCTTATAAAATATTATTAACACATTTATCGTCTGATGTTGAACATGAGGACGTTAGTTGTTTTGAATTTGAGGAGGAGAAATGAAAGTAAAACATTTAAAAAATAAAACAACTATTGAGATAACTCCTGAAGAGTTAGAGAACTATAGAAAACTTACAAATGACTTAGACTGTATGTTGAGTAGCTTATTTGAGTGTCAAGATATATGGTTAAGTGATGTTCGTAATCTAGATACATTGAAGTGGAGACTGACAGAGTTGTTAGGCCTTAAATGGAATCGTGATACTCACAGTTATATTCAGACGACTAAATAATATTTTGAAAGAAGAATACAAAATTTTAATTGATGCTCGAAAGCTAGAACGTGAAGTGGATGTAGCTTTTAATCTTGATGGGTTACGAGAACATTACAACTTAAGCTTAACCCAAGCATTAAAAATTAAAAAACTATTAGATAAAGATAAACAAATAAAATAAGGAGGAGAAATGCTAGACGTTTCAAAAATAACATTAGATGTAATTGAAGCTATACAACAGGATAAAACTGTTAGCTTTAAATATGCGAATCATGAGCCGATTAGAGTAATTAAACCTTGGGGTTTCTACGGAGACTTTGCCGGGTTTGAAGGCACAGACGAAACCACAGACGAAGTTAGACGTTTTGGTTTAGAGAAAGTTAGTGAGTGGATAGGAGTTGAACAAGTGGTCAAAGTACACATTGAACCGATTGTTTTTACTTTCCATCCGACTTGGTCTGATGTTAAACATAGACTTAAAGAACTCATAGACTTTGAAGACTTAGAGTATGGAGTCGAAATAGTAGATGATGAAAACTACAGAGAGACAGACGGAACAACTTCTGAAGAAACTCTATAACAATCAACATAAACGAAAATGACTGAATATGATGTTCATAAAATGTATGAAGAGCAACAAGAACGTGATAGAATTACGGCCCTTCATGCAAACAATGGAGTGTTGACAGTGCATTTCTCTGATGGTACTATAGAGGTCTGGAAACGAAATTGGCGAGGGAAGCTAAAAAAGATTAAACGAAGAATTAGGAGTAAGAAATGAAATTAAAAGATTATGCATTAGTGGTTATTTATTTTCTTGTGTTAGGTTTATTTATCTACACCGGGATTCAAGATGGTAAATACAAGGACCGACAATTTCAAAAAATTAATAAATTAAATAATGATTTAATAAAATTAGCACAATATTCAGAAAGCAAAACAACAGATTTTGAATATCTTGAAAGGAAGATAGAAGATAATTCACAGGAGATAGAAGAACTTAGAAGACAATTAAACGAACAGAGAAAGGCCGCAGAAACTTTCTACAATATGTTTTTTGATACACAACAACAACGAATTACAGAAAAAAATAACGGTGCTGAGACTACCCCTCCTCCTCCAAACCCTAAAGCCGAAGGTGTCATAACGACTCTCCCCCCTTCGGAAGTTTCAGCACCACCCCCTGAAAATATTTCTACTCCAATAGAAAGAGAGCAAGTGGTGGTGACCGCCCCTACAGAGAGCGTGCCTGTTCCTGATAAGGTTATTGCTTCTTGCCCTCGACCCAATCAAAATTTAGCTAAATATATTAGTAATGTTACATTGCGTAAGAATTATTCCTTCTCTGTTTTCTTTGACGTAAAGGACCAACAGATAACTAACATAAGTTTTAGTCAAAGACTCCCGGTTAAACTGCAGAAAGCAATCGGAAACTATTTAGATGATTTTACTTTGAGTCAAGATAAAAAAGATTGTAGAATACCCATTCGTTTATTAGAAGGGTAAACATGCAATACAAACTAAACAAAGAACAGTTTCGTCAATGGCAACAGTATGCCATGGAGATAGAAGACAAACTGTACGAAGATAAAGCAGGATTTATAAATGAATACGAAGATGATAATTCGTTTTCTGTACGTTTTTATGACTGCATAGTTTCACAAGAAGTTTTAGACTTTTTTGAAAAAACGCTTGACTTGCTTCCTACAGGCGAGTAGAGTAACCACAAATAACTAAGCTATAAGGAGTAAAATATGGCAGTTGCAAATGGTAAAGCGTATTGGGCGAGTGTCACAGTTCCCAATACTACTTTTGAACCAGTCTACACAGTAGACCTAGTAATTAGTGATGAAGACGCTCAAGACTTTCAAGCTAGAGGAATTAATGTTAAAGACTTTAGCATGAAAGATGATGATGGTACGCCTCAATATATAGGTAAAGCTGTCACCATAAAAAGAAAAGTAAATGGAAAGAACGGTCCTCGTACTGCTCCAAAACTTTTCAATAAATCTAAAGAGCCTATGGATGTTACAGTCGGTAATGGTTCTGAGGTTAGAGTTCAATACAATGAATTTGCTTGGGAATATGCAGGTAAATCGGGTGTGAGCTTAGACTTTCAGGCCATGCAGGTTCTTGATTTAGTACCAATGAAATCACAGGATGGGGACGAATTGAACCCATTTGGTGATGGGGAGGAGTTTTAAATGACAGAAGATAATAAAGTCATAGAAGGCTCTGACAAACCATTCATAACTATAGATGACGTACAAGTTTTTGTAGAGGATTTACCTGAAGAAGGTCAACAAATCTTTGGAAGACTACAACGATTAAACCAGAAGAAAGCGAATGTAACTCTTGATTTAGAAGAGCTACAAGCAGGTATTAATTTCTTCTCCGGGAGAATTGTAGAAATCTATAGTGCGGATGCACCTGAACAATCTAACGATTCCGAAAGCACAGAAGAAGACAGTTAGATATTTTAATAACACCGGGCTAGGTAGTCTTTCTGTGCATAGAGACACCTAGCCTTTTTTATGCACACTATGAACAATAATCCTACATTTATAAAAATGCATCAGCCTTGCAAAGATTGCGGGAGCAGCGATGCTTTATCAATTAACGAAGATGGTTCTACCAAATGTTTTTCGTGTGGTACGTTTAATCCTAAACCTAATAACAATATTAAGCCTATGACTACAACACAGACCCCGAAGACATTAGAAACATTTGATAATGGAATCTATGCGCCGCTAACAGACAGAGCAATATCAAAAGATACTGCACTTAAGTATGGCGTAAAAGTTATCTATGATGCTCAAGGGCAGATAGCTCAACACAGATATCCATATCACATAAACAACGAGCAAGCAGGAACCAAGGTCCGCTACATAAAGGATAAACACTTTAAGTTTGAGGGGACTATGTCCGGGTCCGGTTTGTTCGGACAACAACTTTTCAAGGAAGGTGGGAAGTATCTCACTATCGTTGAAGGAGAATGTGATGCTATGGCTGCTTACGAACTACTCGGTTCTAAGTGGTCCGTAGTCTCCATAAAGAACGGAGCTCAAGGAGCAGTTAGGGACATCAAAGACAACATCGAATACGTTGAAAGCTTTGATAATATTGTCATTTGTTTTGACAATGACAAGCAAGGTAAGGAAGCAGCACGTAAGGTTGCTAGTATTATAAAACCACGCAAGGCTCGTATCGTTACCATTCCCAATGGCTACAAGGATGCGAATGACATGCTGAGAAAAAACTTACATAGTGAGTTTACGAGGGCATGGTGGGATGCAAAGGTATATACCCCTAGTGGTATTATCCGGGTATCTGATAAGAAGTCTTCTTTTCTTAAACGAGAGAAGAAAGAAAGCGTACCTTACCCTTGGCATGGCCTTAACAAAAAGCTTATAGGACTCCGGCAGGGTGAACTTATGACTTTAACAGGCGGTACGGGCCTTGGTAAGTCATCAGTCACACGAGAGTTAGAGCATTGGCTGATAAATAAAACCAACGATAACGTGGGTATAATAGCCCTTGAAGAAGATTGGCGTCGAACAGTCGATGGTATTTTATCTATTGAAGCTGATGCTCGACTCTACATTGATGACATCCGGGAAGGATACGAAGAAGGCGAATTAGTTCGCATGTTTGATAAGACCTTTGGTTCAGATAGAGTTTTTATTCATGCTCATTTTGGAACCAATGACATTGAAGATATTTTTTCTAAACTTCGCTATTTGATTGTCGGGTGTGATTGTCGTTGGGTAGTCGTGGACCACCTACATATGCTTGTATCCGCTACTACGGAAGGCGATGAACGTAGAGCGATTGATTCTATAATGACTAGGTTGAGAAGCTTAGTTGAAGAAACTGGTGCGGGTATAATCTTGGTCTCTCACTTACGTAGAGTATCAGGAGATAAAGGACATGAAAATGGAGTAAGCGTAAGCTTATCTCATCTTCGTGGGTCAAATGCGATTGCCCAACTTTCTGATTGTGTCATCGCCTTAGAACGTAATCAACAATCAGAAGACGAGCTAGAATCTCGTACAACGCGATTAAGGATACTCAAATCTAGATACACCGGGGACGTTGGTTTAGCCACCGCTTTAGTGTACGATAAAGATACAGGTAGACTTGCGGAGTACGAGGACACCGAACTCCTCAATAGTGATTTTACTGATGAGGGGATACCTTTTTAATTTATGCAGTTAGTATTTGACATAGAGACCGATGACTTAAAAGCAACAGAGGTTCATTGTATTGTTGCGATTGATGACGACGATAAACAATATAACTTTGATATTATTGATGATAATATTGAGGAAGGTATATCGTTTTTGTCAAAAGCCGATAAACTAATTGGCCATAACATCATTGGTTTTGACATCCCTGTAATCAAAAGGTTACATGGTGTTGACCTATGGCATAAAGATAAGGTGCTTGATACCCTAGTTCTTTCAAGACTTTTAAACCCGGTCCGGGAGAAAGGTCACTCATTGGAAGTCTGGGGTAACAAGCTTGGTGTTGCTAAGTCTACGCCCCCGGAAGATTTTACGCATTACACAAAGGATACTCTTAAATATTGTGTACAGGATGTTGTTTTAAATAAAGTTTTATTTGAACAGTTAAAGAAAGAGTCAGTCGGCTTTTCAAGGGAGAGTATTGATATGGAACATCAAGTCACGCATATCCTAAAAGAACAAGAAGACAACGGTTTTATGTTTGATGAACAGAAAGCTATGCTTCTAATGGCAGACTTGAATTGTAAGATTAAAGAGACTGTTGAAGAGGTCCACGCGACCTTTAAACCTAAGTGGGTAGATGTTAAATTAGTTACTCCTAAATTAAAGAAGGATGGCACACTAGCTAAGTCTGGTTTAACTGAAGAAGAATACAACGCTCGTCTCGCCTCTAAAAACATTAAACCCTTCATGCGGAAGCAGTTACAAGAGTTTAACTTAGGCTCTCGTAAACAAATAGGTGAATACTTGATTGACTTCGGATGGAAGCCCAAACGATATACTCCAACCGGTCAGCCTATTGTAGATGAGAACACTTTAAAACAGATAACTCACATTAAAGAAGCAAAACTAATCGCTGACTTTCTGCTATATCAAAAGCGTTTAGCTCAAGTAAATTCTTGGGTAGAAGCTGTTGCAGAGGACGGTAGAGTTCATGGAGCAGTCATTTCAACTGGAGCAATCACCGGAAGAATGGCTCATAGAAATCCGAACATGGCTCAAGTACCGGGAGTGTATTCTCCTTTTGGAGAAGAATGTAGGTCTTGTTGGACCGTAGCAGAAGGACATAAGCTAGTAGGTATAGATGCTAGTGGTTTAGAATTAAGATTGTTAGCGCACTATATGGCTAACGAGGAATATACAAATGAAATTATCAACGGAGACATTCATACCGCTAATCAAAAAGCTGCAGGACTTGAATCAAGAGATAAGGCAAAAACATTCATCTACGCGCTCATTTACGGAGCAGGAGACGAAAAGCTTGGTACAATCGTGCAAGGAAACAGAGAGGATGGTAAACGACTTAGAGAATCTTTCCTCGATAGTCAGCCTTCATTTAAAGCTCTTAGAGATAGAGTTGACAGAGCAGCTACAAAGGGTTACCTCAAAGGATTAGATGGTCGTAAGATATGGCTAAGACATAAGCATGCTGCTTTGAATACTTTACTTCAAGGTGGAGGTGCAATTACTATGAAAAAGGCATTGATTATCTTTGATGACCTGTTAAGATTACAGGCTATACCTGCTAAAATCGTAGGCAACATACACGATGAATGGCAAGTAGAGGTCCCAGAAAAACAAGCTGAACACGTAGGAGCCCTAGCAGTTAGATGTATAGAACAAGCATCTACAGAGTACAACCTAAGATGCCCACTTACCGGTGAGTACAAGATAGGAGACAGTTGGAATGAAACCCACTAAAGAAAACAGAAAGAAGTTTGACCTTGATTTAATGTACGGTGAAATCCGGGAAGAAAAGATAGCAGCAATGCTAACGGACAAAAAGGTAGAAGTTAAATCCGAACGAGACATATGGCAGAACACAGGTAACATCTGCATTGAATATGAATGTTGGGGGAAGCCTTCTGGTATTAGAGCAACAGAATCAGACTATTGGTTTCATAACCTGTGTATAGGCGATGACGAATACTGTACCTTAGTATTTAAAACAGATACATTAAAAAAGATAGTAGACAAACTAGATACGTTTAAAACTGTATCAGGTGGCGATGGTAATGCTAGTCGCATGTACTTAGTAAATTTACAAAAGCTTTTTTCTACAGATGTTATCAAAGCTTTCAAGGATATTAAGGATGACGAAGAAGAAAACTAAAAGTTTAGATACGCTCGTACAAGATATCTATAGCACTATTGAAGTGTTAGCTGATGATGAAACTATAGACATCCCGGAAGAAATGTATGAAGAGTTTGGTAGAGATATGGAGGATGCTTTACGACATTGGGCTACTCCCGTTGAGCGACCTAAGAATGGCTTAAGAATGTCTAACATTGGTCGGCCTATTCGAAGACTCTGGTATGATTTAAACTTAGAGGATGCAGAGAAAGAAAGAATAAACGGTCCTACGTTTATTAAGTTTTTGTATGGACATTTACTTGAGGTTTTACTTTTGTTTTTTGTTAGACTCTCTGGGCACGTTGTTGAATCAGAGCAAAAAGAAGTAACGGTAGAAGGTATTAAGGGACATATGGATAGTGTGATTGATGGTCAAGTCGTGGATGTTAAAACCGCTTCAGGCTATGCATTTAAAAAGTTTAAAGATGGAACACTAGCTCAAAACGATTCCTTCGGATACTTATCTCAACTAGCAGGCTATGAAGAAGCGGAACAAACAAACAAGGGCGGCTTTCTAGTCATGAATAAAGAGACTGGTGAACTAACTGTTTTTATCCCGGATGATTTAGAAAAGCCAAATATAGTTCATAGGATAAAGGAAGTTAAGGCCGCAATGAAAAAGAAAACTCCTCCGGACTATTGTTATTCTCCTGTTGCTGAAGGAGCTTCAGGCAATATGAAACTTCCTAGAGACTGTAACTGGTGTCCTCACAAGTTTGAATGTCACAAGGACTCTAATGATGGACAGGGTTTAAGGACCTTTCAGTATGCGAAAGGTTTAGTTTATTTGACTCACGTAGAAAAGTTACCTAACGTACAAGAAATAATATGAACAGCAAAGAAGCAAAAAGATGTAGAAAGAAAGCAAAAGCTTTAACAGTAGATTGGATTAAGTCTCTTATCCCGGATGAAGAAGGGAAGAAAGTCAACATAGATAACTTCCAAGATTATATCCCTGACCAAAAGTATGTATATGCAAACAAAAAGTTTATGCTTTCAGCTTTCTCAGAAAGATGGTTCTATCAAAATTTAAAAAAACTAAACAAGGATTTAGATTCTGTAACTTTAAAGGATTTTCAAAGTGAAGAGGGGTTATAGAAAGCCACGTAAGGTAAGGCCTGTAGAAAAAAATATTCCGAAAGGGTACGACTCCGGATGGGAATATCAGTTACACAACTCAGTTTTAAAGTCTTGGAATCATCACTCCGAAAATATTAACTACATTGTAGAACATAAATATGAGCCAGACTTTACACAGACTATTGATGGTGTAGAATACTTACTGGAAGCAAAAGGTAGATTCTGGGATTACCAAGAGTATAATAAATACGTTTGGATACGTAAGTCTTTAAAGCCTAATCAAGAGTTAGTCTTTTTGTTTTCTAGCCCTAGCTCTCCTATGCCACAAGCTAAAAGAAGAAAAGACGGGACCAAAAGAAGTCATGCCGAATGGGCAGAGAAAAATAATTTTAAATGGTATAGTGAGCACACACTACCGAAAGAATGGATAACATGATATGGAATATAAGTTTAACGAAGATAAGATTATAAAACAAATACATAGATACGTAGACGGTACGTATGACCGACACTATGCACAAGGAAAGTATCAAGCCACTGATATGATTCTTGATGCAGGTCATGGGAAAGGTTTCTGTATGGGTAATATTATGAAGTATGCTATGAGGTGTGGTAAGAAAGAAGGCGAAAACCCTGAATCAGATTTATTAAAAATTATTCATTATGCTATTATAGCAATTCATTTAGGAGAAACAGATGATTGATGACAAAGTAGGAGTTAAGCCTTATTTAGGTATTAACATTAATTATAACAAAGAAAAGAAGCTAGACCGATTTAGTCTAGATACACTTAAAGATAGATACCTCTACCACGAGGAAGGAGAAACACATGCACAAGAAGCGTTTGCAAGAGCTGCAGTCTTTGCTTCAACATTTAAAGGACAGACTGATTTCGAATTGGCTCAAAGAATTTATAATTACTCTTCCGATTTATGGTTCATGTTTAGCACTCCTATTCTTAGTAATGGGGGAACCAATAGGGGTTTACCTATTAGCTGCTTCCTCAATTACGTACCTGACAGTCGTGATGGTTTATCTGCTCATTATGATGAGAACATATGGCTCGCAAGTACAGGTGGAGGCATTGGTGGATATTGGGGAGATATTAGAAGTAATGGCATCGCTACTGCTAACAATAGTCGTTCTACTGGTTCAATACCATTCATGAAAGTTGTTGACTCTCAGATGTTGGCCTTCAATCAAGGCATAACACGTAGAGGGTCATACGCAGCGTACATGGATATTGACCATCCAGAGATAGAAGAGTTTATAAATATTCGTAAAGAATCCGGGGGCGATATTAATCGTAAGTGTCTTAATCTACACAACGGAATCAATTTAACTAATGAGTTCTTACAAGCAATAAAGAATGATGATGACTGGAGATTGATTGACCCCAAGACTAAAGAAGCTGTCAAGATAGTAAGTGCTAGAGAACTATGGTGGCAAATACTTAACGCTAGAGCAGAGACTGGTGAGCCTTACATGGTTAATATAGATAACTGTAATGATGCTCTACCAAAATCACAAAAAGATTTAGGACTAGAGATAAAACAAAGTAATCTTTGTTCTGAAATAACTCTTCCTACTAACGAAGAAAGGACCGCAGTTTGTTGTCTTTCTTCTGTAAATCTAGAACACTTTGATGAATGGTCCCAAGATGAACATTTTATTGATGACTTAGTAACTATGCTTGATAATGTTTTACAGCATTTTATTGATAATGCTATTGACACATCTGAAATTGGGGAGTATAATGCTAATTACAAGCGTTTTTCTAATCATGTCAAGCCGGATAAAAAATCATTTACAAAAGCTGCGTATTCAGCTTACAGAGAAAGGTCCATTGGATTGGGAGCAATGGGGTTCCACGCTTATCTACAACGTAAAGGGATTCCTTTCGAGGGGATATTCGCAACTGGCTTTAACTACAGAGCTTTCCAACACATCAAAGGAAAAGCTACTGAGGCTACTCAAAGACTTGCCGAAGAACGTGGTGAAGCTCCTGATATACATGGTAGCGGCCATCGTAACGCTCATCTTTTGGCTATTGCTCCTAACGCCAGTAGTAGTATTATATGTGGTGGTACTTCCCCTAGTATTGAACCATATCGTGCTAACGTATATACGCACAAAACTTTATCCGGTTCTTACCAAGTTAAGAATAGAAATCTAGAAAGTCTTTTCAAAAAGAAAGGCCTCAAAGCTAAAGAACTTGAGCAGGTCTGGAAAGACATTGCTGCTAATGAAGGGTCCGTACAGCATCTAGATATCCTTGATGATAAAGAAAAGGAATTGTTTAAAACCGCAAATGAGATTAACCAAATCTGGATAGTTGAACATGCGTACAAAAGACAAGAGTTCGTTTGCCAAAGTCAAAGTGTAAATTTGTTTTTTGTTTTCCCGAAGGCTACTGAGCCTCAAGATATACATGACGAATACTTACAGTATGTAAACGATGTTCATTGGTACGCTATGCATACGTTAAAGTCTTTGTATTACTTTAGGTCAGATGCTGCTAGAACTGCAGAGAATGTTAATATTAAAATACCTCGTATCAGGTTAGAAGAAGTGGATTGTATTGCTTGTGAAGGATAAAAAGTTTAGTGAGTTTTGTAGACGCATGTGGTTAGACCATTGCGATGAACATAAAACACCCTTCTCTATCACCTACACAGAACAAGAATATAAAAAAGAATTTAACAAATGGCTACTGAAAAAGTATGCCAAAGAAATGGAGAATAAATGAGTATATTAGGAACACGAGAACATTATAAACCTTTTGAATATCCTTGGATGTTTGATTATTATGTTCTTCAAAATCAAATGCATTGGATGCCTGAATCAGTTCCTTTGCATAATGATGTTAAAGATTGGCAAGAACTTAGTAAAGAAGAGAAGAATCTTTTAACGCAAATATTTAGATTGTTTACACAGTCAGATGTAGATGTTGGGTCCGGGTATGTAGATAAATATATGCGTATCTTTAGGAAGCCAGAAGCGCGGATGATGATGACTTCCTTTGCTAACATGGAGTCTATACATCAACATGCTTACAGTCTTTTATTAGATACGGTTGGCATGCCTGAAATAGAATACAAAGCGTTTGCAGAGTATGAAGAAATGGCTGATAAGCATGATTACGTTGGAGAGTTTAAACCTACACTAAAAGATAAACAAAGTATCGCTAAGACGCTTGCAGTCTATTCAGCGTTTACGGAAGGCTTACAGCTCTTTAGTAGCTTTGCTATTCTTTTAAACTTTCCTCGTTTTGGCCGTATGAAGGGTATGGGTCAAATAGTTACTTATAGCATCCGGGATGAATCTATGCACGTAGAAGCTATGACAAAACTCTTTAGAGAATTTATTCAAGAACATCTAGACATCTGGACCGATGACTTTAAAAAAGAAATCTACGAAATCTGTCGAAAGATGGTAGCTTTAGAAGATAAGTTTTTAGACTTGGTGTTTGATATGGGTAACATTGAAGGTCTTACAAAGAAGGATATGTATGCTTACAATCGTTACATTGCAGATAGAAGACTACTACAGCTAGGGTTAAAAACAAACTTTGGACAAAAGGATAATCCTCTTGGATGGATAGATGAAGTAATGGGAGTTGAACATCAAAACTTCTTTGAAGGTAGAGCTACGTCTTATATGAAAGCCGGCCTGAGAGGAAAACAAAATCTCGTAACATTTAATGAAATAAAAAATGAAGAAGAACAAAAGGTCGAAGGAAGCTAATCTGATTAGTTGGAAGCTTTGCATAGACTCTGAAAATAAATTAGTCACCGAATTAAGTGCTTTTCCTATTGAGTACATTCACCTCTTCCACCAAGAAGATAGACTAGTTATTCTTAAAGCCTTAGAAGAAGCAAGGATTGCTCTTGAACCACTACATAAAAGTATAGAAATACAACTTGATGCCACCTTTTAAATTAAAAACAAAAGTTTAATTTCCTTGAGTTATGGTTATTCTTGATGAAGCTCCTCCGTTCACTACTATCTGTGTGCTCTTTCCATTCTGAACTAAGATAAAGGTATAGGAGCTGCTCTTATCTAAATCTAGTCTTACAGTATCTTCTAAGGATTTATAGAAGGTTATAACTGTGTCAGTCATAAACGTGTTTATCTGTGTCTCTGCATCAAAACCAAGGGTCGTGCCTTGTAGGTCTAAGTCAGCCTTTAAGATGGTTTTGGTTGTGTCTAGTTCATTAACCTCTTCAATTACGTTCAGTAAGTCTTCTAAAAAGTTTACATCTAAATAGTTTATGTCTAACTCTGTAAACTCTAGTTCATCCTCTTCTAAGTAATCTTTTTCTAACTCCTCAAACTCTAGATAGTCTATGTCTAATAAATTACCTGTCTTTGTTTCAGACGAACTAGATTCTAATGTCTCTACTTCTTTTGGAGCAGAAACAATAAGCATGTTGTCTATGAGTTCTAAGGTTAAGTCTAAAATAACCGGGGTACTAGGAGCAGTCTCAAACATCGAAGCTGTAGTAGCTTGATAGGGCTTGTTTAAAACTACTTGACCCATAGCAGTACTGACGACTATCTCTCCGGAGGGTAATCCATCTTCTTTGGGTAGTAAGATAATTAAAGACCTTCCTAATTCATCTACAGTAACTGTGAAGTCAGTGCCTCTAATTCCTATAGTTGCAGAAGGTGTATTAATCCTAATGTTTTTCTTTTTGATGGTCGACAGCTTACCCGTTATAAACCTTCCGGTTCCACGAGCAAACTCTAGTGCCATTTTTGATTTAGCCGGGTCTGGGTCATAGACAAACTCATCTATAACCAGTTCTGAATGTTCAGTAAGTCGTATTTGACTGTCATCTAAAAATGTAATGCCCATTCTTCCGTTAGAAGTCTGAACATTATCAAAGCTATTTATATTAAATGATAAAGCAGCTTTATATGTGTCATCGCGTACAACTCTACCCGACCCTTCTAATTCTGTGATACTTCCTATATCAGCATGAAGTGGACGTACCACCATCAGACTGAACAACACAGACAGTACCATTGCTGCCTGTAGAAAGTATTTTAAGCCAATCATTATCTAATGTACTCTGTTGGTCTATGTTAAATGTTCTTGAACTACCTGTTTGGTCTAAGTAGAAGTAACCTCCGGCATAACCATCACCATCGAAAGTTACATTGTTAGAGTCACCATCAATATCAACAAAGCTTGTACCTGAATCGTAATCAATATCAAAGTTTAGTGTGTTACTATCACCTTGTATAATCCAATCTAAGTCAGTACTACTTGCCATGTCTGCTGTGGCTAGGTCCAAAGTAAAAGTATTACTTGTACCTGTTACATCTACATTTAAGTTTGAACTATCTGCTCCATGAGTATTTGTTGGGTCAACTTGTATATTAAACGTGTTGCTATCTCCATCAAACTCAAAGAAGCCTATCAAACTATCAGCCAGAATATCTCCAAGAAATTTATTTGAGTCACCTATTTGATTTATGTCTAGTGTCATACTAGTACCATCTAAATCTAAAGCTGTCATGCTTCCTGCTGATGCAGTCGCACCACCAATAAGGTTTCCTGAACCTAACTGCTCTAAATCTATATTGGCTGTCGCTCCGGCCTGTTCAACAAATATCTCGTTGTCAGCCCCGGATGCCAATGCACTCGCCACAATCAATAGGCTTAATAATAGTTTTTTCATATTCCCAGTATCCTCTCTCTATTCCTGTCTCTATTATATTTAAAACACCTGTTTCTACAGCTCGTTGTAAAGCTATGGAGACAGATTCGTTTTCTGTAAAGCCTCCTTCTACCTCAACTAATTCTGTACCTAGTTCTATAAACCTAAATACATCTTGTGATAAACCTACAGATAAAATACTTTTAGAGACTAACACTTCTATTAATACTTCACCTGTGCTTACAGAAACCAATCGTAAGGAGACACTTACTGTATCTTCCCGGTATTGTTTGCTTGTTCCTATTCCTAGATAACGAGCTCCCAATCCTCCACTTGTTGTATTAGTATCATAACTAATAACACCGCCTTGAACTAACAACCCTGCAAAAAGCAAAGGTTTTAATTTATTGTCCTCTTCAAATTCTTTTCTGGTTGTTCTTATAAGTTGCCTTTCTTTTGTCAGGTCATCTAAACCTACTCTTTCAACAACTTTAAAAAACTTTCCATCTGCAGCATGTTTAAAAGCCCTAATAAGAAAGGCTTCAGGGGCCTGTGTAATCGCTGTACTAAACAAAGCAAACTCACTGTTGCTCTTACGTTGCCCTGTTAAGTCTTTGAAGCTATTAGGGTATACAGCAATTGTAGGTTTATTTAAGGCTGCCGGTAACTCTTTTAATTCTTTTGATTGTAAATCTAATACAGATGATTCTTGTATAACTATGTTTGGTATACCGCCTGTAGTTAATAATGAATCATACTTTAAAGCACAACTAGAAAGTAAAAGACCCAATAGGCAAGGTAATAAGTGTTTCATTCCCATCTGCATCTGTTATTTTTAGTGTGATATATTCGCCATCTGATTCGTATTCTATAGTGTTTCCTTCTAATTCTACTTGACCAGACTCTGATGAATTTTCTCCAAATAAATTTTCTACTAACTGTCTAGATAACTGTGCATAGATACGTGACTCTAAGTTTCTAATAAACCTTGCAAGCGTAGTGTTTTTTGCCTCTCTTGCGAGCTCATCTTGATAGGCCTCTATTTCTGCTTTGATAGCTTCTTTTCTATTAAACTCTTGATTTTCTATTGTCAGATAATGAGAGCTTGTGTTTGTTCCTGAAAAGCTAGGATTCTTAAATTTATGAACCATCTGGTCCGCTGCTAAAACACTTATAAAAAACATTGAAACAATCATTAAACTAAGTGCTAAGACTTGTAACACCGACATAATAGCTACCTGTTTCATCGGATGTATATCTTCAATCTTAATCTTTTCTTTGGTCATCTCTATCAGCTTTGGCAATCTTATTACTATCTATAAGTTGTGGAACTCCTAGAATAGTTTTGATAAGTGTATCTTGTCTGATAATCTCATTATCTAAACTACGTACTCTATCTATAAGAGCTACCAAAATACCATGTTGTGAATCTAATTTCGTCCCAAGTCGGTCTTCCATTTGTGCTATCTGGTCTGCTACTTTATCATCTAAGACATCGAGTTTAGTCTCCATACCATCAATAATTCTATTAATAAGTTTCCATATAAAAAAGCCAAGACCTAATGCCGCAGCTATAGGAAAACCTACTTCGTTTATAAATTGAATAGCCTGTTCCATTTTTAAGGTGCAATTTCCCTGTGAAGCTAACAATAGCGTTCTTTAAAATCCTTCTTAAGTTTTAGTAGAGGCTAGAAGAAATAGTAGTATCCCGAGACTACTAGATATATCCAACCAACAATACATACAACGCAGACACTATCGGTCACTGCTTTCAGTTGATTTACACTCCTTTTTATTAAGTTCATTCCATCTTAGGAAGTTCTTTGTTTCTAAATCCCAAAACAATCCTTTATAACAATTATCTTGAGAGTCTTCTTCTTCGTCTGCGAGTCCGTACCAATTCCAACGTCCGTCCTCGATAACGTCTTTTAATTTCTCTTTCATTAATCTGATTTATGTGATGCTCCAAAGTAAAAGCTAATTACTGCTGAAGCTAGTCCACCTAGATATCCTAGTACTAGGTTTATCAAGGCTTCTGAATTCTGTTCTGGTGGTTGAAGGGTTACTAAAAATATATAACCCATGAATCCACCAACTACAGATACACCTACGATTCTAGCTGTCCAGTCTTTACTAAAAGCTTTTCTAGCATCTTGTGTATCCCCTACTTCTAACTTAAATACATCTACATCGAGTTCTTTCATTTTGAGTTCGAAGTCTTGCTCAACCTTTTTAAGCTCAAGCATTTGTTCAGGCGTTGCTTCTTGTATAGCTTTTTCTATAGCTTTAGGATTGTTAGGTACACCTAAAACATCGGCTATCATATTAGCTGCCATCCCTCCCATTGGACCGCCTAAAGCAGTACCCAATGTAGGAGCAACCGCACCCACTATATTTTTTAATAGTCCTTTCATTCTTCGTCCTTGTATATTTCTGCCATGAGGTCTTCAAACATATTTCTGAAATCGTCTAAAGACATAAAGGGCATGTCTTGTTTTACTTGATGGATGCAATACTGTCTATAGCATGCTTCGAGTTGGGTTTCTAGATATAGAATCATACTACATTATACACTTATTTAAACAAGTTGTCAAGGAAACTAAGCATTTGTTTTGTACTTGTTCCAGATTTAAAATCATAATCTGATAATTTAATAGCTTTTTGAACGTCTTCTTCGTTTTCAAAGTAATAATCCATATCACTACCTTCTCTACTACCAATAGCTTTTAACAAACCTCTATCGCCTTCTTTATTGTACAAATATCTTGCATCATTAATATAACCTTGGACATCAGGATTATAATTTTCTTCTCCCTTCTTACCTGTTGCTCTTTGTATTTTTTCCTGTACAGTTCCTTCACGTCCACCCCCAAGATACTCTGTAATTGCATGACCAAACGGGTCGTCAGTATCCGCATACCTTTTTAGTTTTGTTTTCATATCCCGTAAAGGAGCTCGCATTCCTGCAATCTTACTATCAAAAGCTCCAAATCTATTGTCTTGCTCTCCACCATAAGTTTTTCCCGGTACAAAACCTGCCCAATAATCAAACTTAGCTTCTATATTTCCAAAGTTATTTGCTCTACCTCCCTCACTAAAACCAAGCCTAGTCATTTCTTCTTGATAAGG